TAGTAGTAGGCTCCCTAAATAGCAATAAAGGAAACAACTGTATGAGGTAATAGTGTTGAGGTAGTTTAGGGTTTGGGTAAAGGGGTTAGTGTTTTGTTTTTTGTTATTTTTAAGTTTTTTAGAAGCAAGCAAGCAAAGCAAAGGAATCAGGAACAGAGGGCAAAGTGTTAAAGGGTTAGTAACTTATCCTATATACTCTTATACTAAACTTAACCTAATCAGTACAATCATCTACTTAACAACCTAACTTAAACTTATACCTAAATATACTTAAACTTACCTATAAACTTAACAGATACTATTAAACTTAACTGTAGATAAAGCCTAAAATTTGTCTACTATGACTAGATTATACTAAACTTATACACTAGATTATTATCTCTACTTCTAATATAAACTAACTTAATATGATTAAATCTTATATATCTATCCTATACTTAACCTTATGAAGCTACATGTTACTCTTATCTGTCTATATTGAATTAGGATCAACTTAAAGTTTAAGGGCATCTTGGTTTGATATCTGTTTAACTTTTTCATCAATAAGGGATTGACAAACCTTTCTTAAGTCCGCATCCATGTCATCACCTAGGTGGAAATGATCAGTCATCATTTTACCCCAACTCAGCATGAATATCACGATGATGCGTTGATCAAGTTGGATACCCATTGACTGTGTTCGTCTTAAGTATGATTGATAAAATGATGATTTCCTTTTTAGTTTTTCCTCAGCTGTCCCAACAAGCTTAGATGCCATAATTGTGTTTCTCATGTCTTGAAGTATTGAGAAGAATGCTCCTAGTTCTGCAAGCCCTGCCACATAAAGGGCAGTTGGTGGGCATCGGTCTGGGGCACATGCAAATACCCATGGAGCATGGGGTTCTGTTATGTCATTAACTAACTTGCAACCTGCTGATTTTGCAAGATCATACAGTTGCACCATATCAGGTGATCGGACCCCTCTTAAGTCCTCTTCACGCTTTGCAAAATATGCTGCATTTGTTAGGTCTTCGGGTTGGGACATGAGATTTCCCTCAATGAACTGACAGGGTTCAAGCATCATCTCCGACACTGTATCTTCCCACTTGTCAACGAGGGCATTGAAGCCAATTACTCCCATCACAGGGCTTACGAGTTTCCTTGCCTTTGCTTCTGCAGGGTACAAACCGCAGACTGCTGTCTTATACCTACCAGGTGTGATCTCATCTGCCTTCATGCTTGATTGACCAGTCGGTAGTGACACATAAAGGTGTTTAGGGATTTTTACGCCGCCCTTCTCTGTGAAAGATGAATCATCCTTGAATCTTATTCTGTTACCCTTATTCTCTTTGATTGTTTGGCGCCCTCTTGTTGTCAACATATAGAGGGCTTTCAGAATAATAACCAGTGAAAATGATAGTAGGTACCCAACAATAGAAATCCAATCAGCCGATGATCCACTGGGTTCATCAATATCAGTATCATTCAGGTCTATCACGTTGCCATAGCGCAGTGAAGAGCGCTCTGTGAGATGCTCATCATCATCAAGGTCTGTCCCTTTCTTTTGGGGTTTCTGGTTTACTGACTTTTTTATATCTTCTGCTATCATACGTTTTGTTTCTTCAAGCCTCTGCCTCAAGTTTGAAACTGTCTCAGCCCGTTCGTTGAACATTTTTATATCGAGATCATCTGGTTTGTCAGACTCTGTAATCTTCGACTTTGCATCAGTGAGCTTAGCCTGGGCTATGCTGAGTTCCCTCTCTATCCTCTGCTGTTCTTCCTCTAACTCTTTTACCGATGCCATTTTGTTGGTTTCTTTTGTCTTTTGCTAAATTAGGGAGTCTACTACTA